GCCAGCCGCCAACTAGTCCAACACCAGCACCACCAGCCCCAAATCCTATATACGAACCATAAAAATTAGCCATTACGCATCATTCTCCGCATCAGTTGTGAAAAATAATTTAACTCCTAAAAGTCTTGCATCTTCGGCAGCGCTTCCCTCTGATACATCCCTGCCGATTCTAAAAAATGTTACCGTATCTACGGCTGCACTTGCGATAGTCAAATCAGCAGATAATGGGCTTACAAGCATCTCTTCGGCTGCTGATTGGTTGGAATCATCTACATCAACAGCGGTTCCATAAGCTACATCAATAGTTGAATTGTCTGGGACACTAACACCTTGCAAAGTCCAATTTACAGGGTCAGTATCAGTAGCGGTAGAACACCAGAATACTTGGAATTTTATAACTCCTTCATTCCAACTCTTAGGAAAAGCTATCTGAAACTGTGCGAAACTGTCAGCATCTACCTTAAAATCAAGAGAAATCATATCAGGTTGATTTGCTGAAGTTGCAGCGGATGTAATGCTTTCGCATCCACTAGCATCAGTTGGAGTCATAGCACTCGCTGGAACCCATATTGTCTGGACACCGATAGTAGCATCGTGTACTAAATCCAATACTCCCTGTACCGTATCACGCTTTGTATTCCCACTATCAGTTGCATCTCCAAAAACGAGACTGTCTCCGCTCGCTACCGTGACTTCGGTGAAATCCGCCACGAATGCATCCTTCATCAGTGTTTCATCTATCTGGTTAGTAGCAATGTGGGCTGTATCTACACTTCCCGCAGCTAATTCATCTGAATTTACAGCATCATCCGCTAGATGAGCATTGTCGATACTTCCATCTACATAGTGATCTGAATCAATAATCTCATCTGCTATATCTGATGATACTAATGGAACATCAGTTGGTTTCTTACCTATATAGGCCATTGTTTCTCCTTATGCTGAAATAGTGTCAACACGACTAATCGCCACATCACACGAATTAGCAGTATCACACGTTGCTTTCAGATGATCACCACTAAGCAGGTTAATCTTAGAACCACCATCTATCAACTCCAGTGAACTACCGTAGGGGATTGGAGCATTCTTAATTAGATAATAGTCTACTGAACTTCTAGTAATCCAGCAGTCAACAGTAATAGCTGCACTGGCATGAATATTAGCAAACCTAATACCTATTAGTGCGTCATCGGAATCTGAGTTGTTATACAGCGTTGTGCCCGTCCCGATATCAGCAACCAACGCTAGTTCGAAATCTTGTGCCATTGTTTTATTCTCCTAAAGGGCAATCGCCATAGCAACTGCGAATCCTGCACTAGCTCCAGCAGCTGGTGTGTCAATTGTTAAAGTATCGGTGCCAGCGTTTGTGGTAATTGTCGTTCCACCTGTACCTGCAAAAGTTAAAGTAGCAGCTGTATTGTCTGCAATAATATCAGATTGTGTTGCGACAGCAACCGTACCAAATACATTGTTAGCTGATGTTGGCGATACATCCTGAAAATCAGTTCCATTATGCACACGCATCTTATTCGTATCGGTGCGGAAAACCATATCGCCTTCTGTCCCTGATGGGTCAGCACCAAGAATTCTGTACCTAGTAGCAAAGGTATTTACATCAACAATATTCGTGGCCGTTGTGGCTACACTGGAAACATTATCAGCAACTGTCTCCATATCATCAGCAACACCCGTTGCACCTAAGGCTGCCATGTCTGCAACTATATCCGCATCGCCTAAGATCGCCATATCAGCAACCGCTGCTGATGTACCAAGCAGGCCCACTTCCGTTGCCTTTCCTGCCACGGCAGTGACATCACTGGATATACCAGCTACAGTAGTTACATTCGCAGATACCCCTGCAACCGTAGTTACATTACTGGATATACCTGCCACAGTAGTTGTGTTAGCAGATATGCCAGCAACAGTAGTTACGTTTCCTGAGATTCCTGCTACGGTAGTTGTATTAGCAGATATGCCTGCAACCGTAGTTACATCACTTGATATGCCTGCAACAGTATTTACATTAGCAATATTGGTTGCGACTATATTAGTGTCACCCTCTTTCGCAATAATCTTGTGATAATTATAAGTATTCAGAGTGACTGTAGAAATAACATGCATACCAAGAGAATCTGCAATCGTTGTACTCTGGTATGTGGCAGGGATACCATTAATTGTAACGGTTGAAGCTCCTAATGTACGTCCTGTAGTAGATACCCCAGAACCGTTTACTACCAGTCCACCTGCGTTGGCTATAGATACTACCGTGCCTGCTCCATCATCTGGGTCAGGATTAGTATTGGGGAATGATTGGTCATCAGCAATCGCATGGAAACCACCCACATCATTAACAAGTGAAACAATATCATCCCTTACTGCCTTGGATGTTGGGATAGCTTCATCTGTACTTGAGAGTGTAGTCTCAAGAGTTACCTCTTCCCAGTTGCCTGAACCTGAAGTAACTCTTCCAAGAACTTTATTAGTTGCGGTTGCGTCTACTATCTTCGGGAGTGTTACATTTGAATCAAGAATTTTTGCGGTAATAATCTGATCAGAACCTATGTGTGCGGAATCAATACTAAGATCAACATAATGTTCTGAGTCGATGGAATCGTCAGCTATCTTGCTTCCATCTACAGAATCAGCAGACATGTGAGCAAGATCAATACTACCATCTGCATAATGCTCCGAATCAATTGCATCATCTGCTATGTGTGCGTTATCTATACTCCCATCCGCATAATGTTCTGAATCTATAGCATCATCTGCTATGTGTGCGCTATCTATACTCCCATCCGCATAATGTTCTGAATCTATAGCACCATCTGCTATATGAGCATTATCTATACTTCCATCCGTATAATGCTCAGAATCAATAGCATCGTCTGCTATCTTAGTTCCGTCAACTGAATCAGCAGACAGATGAGCAAGATCAATACTTCCGTCTGTGTAATGTTCAGAGTCAATAGCATCGTCTGCTATTTTAGTCCCGTCTACAGAATCGGCAGACAGATGAGCGAGATCAATACTTCCGTCTGTGTAGTGTTCAGAGTCAATAGCATCATCAGCTATCTTTGTTCCGTCAACAGCATCATCAGCCAAGTCTTCCGTACTGACATGACCTGCTGCTTCTGCAGCATCAAGACGAACATCCTGTGCGTTTGACTCAGTTACTATCTGGTCAAACTCAGCGTCTATCTTGGTCGCACTGATCAGTATCGGAGGAGTAGAATCCCTGTCAGTCTCGAAGTCGTGTAATCTAGTTAGTGTTCCCATTAGTCATTTGCCTTATGTCCAGAGAGTACATATTTAACACCGTAGAATGCGATGCTTATATCAGTTACGTGATTTGCAGTAAAAGAAAACTTAACAGCCTTCCCCATGCCTACCATTGGAATTAATACCTTGCTAACATCTGGGAAGTCATAATATGTTGCGTCCCACTCAACCGTGCCCCACTTAGAAGGAAGACTCTGTAAATAGAAAGTACTGTAAGCAGTAGCATCAAAGTCAAAAAATACTTCTAGCTTGAACACGCCAGCAGCCCCAGATCCCTTGAACTGAAAATATTTGAATATCTTCTTTATGCCAATATTGTTAAGCCATAACCAAGGTGTATCCCATCTGAAATTTACATCAATATTGTCGCCACCATCACCGTATACATTATCACCAGAAGAGTTCGTATACTCCAAGTAAACCCTTCCGTTTCCCCCAGCACTTAGAATGTCACCATCAGGAGTACGTACCGATTGGAATATTTGAATATCACGATCTTCCGTCCACGCCTTGATCGAATAATCATAAACAAAACGTTTGGATGCAGTTGGAATGTTTACCCAGAATTCATTATTCTTCTTATTGTTAACAACGTTTACGCTATCCTGATCTGTTACAGCCTTTAATAAAGGATTGAGTCTATCCCTGATATTGTCCGATAGTTTCTTCGTCCGTAATCCCTGAATGATTAACTCAGCCTTTATCGAATTAACACCTTCAGGTTCTACCAAATAGTTATCAAGGCCAACTTCGTCCATAGCCCTATGCCCCATAACACCTGTATTGTATACAATCTTATCTATCGCAATATCACTGAATACAGCAGGTGCTGAATAAGTCACTATGTGATTCTTTAAACCAACAATCAGTTTACTTGACTGGCCTAACCTACCCAACCCCGTAATTGAATCACCACGTGCCAATACACCCGCTAAGTCAATGTCTACAAAATCGGATGCTGTCGTCCAATCATCTTCATCATCCACGGCAGATCCTGTAAGCTTGGTGTCTCTTCCTGTTACTCCAGATATCCACAAACGATTGTTCAGGGCTATAATGTACTTACCCTTCGGTGGGATATCCGCAAGATCCGTTACATGCCAAGCCGTGTTAGCTGTCGGTGTAACTGCCCCATCGTTTAATGCCCCAGTAGTCTCCGTATAATCGGTACCAATCGCTATCGGACTTACGTTCTGCAGTTTTAATGCCCCAGATAACGTGTGATGATATACATTCCACCCAGTAGCACCAACCAAAGAAATTGGTGACGTAACGGTTAATACATTATTAATCGCAATCACCTGAGTTGTTTCTTCGCTTGGTACACTTTCTCCATTTGCCGTTATATAAGTTACCGCTACGTAATAAGTACGGCCTCCCTTCGTTCCAGAAGCGGTAGTTCCTGTGGTTGGCGCACCGGGCTTTGGCATGTAACCATACTTAAATGGATTATCCACGCCATTGGTCATACATAACTTGGTGCGAAACATCGTCCAATTCAAACGATTATCAGTAGTCAAACCAGTCTTTATGACAGTGTCAAAAGCACCAGTCGAAGCAGTATATCTTAATAGCCTGCTATCAGCTTGGGCTAATACTTCAAATCCATCAGGATAATCACCCTCGTAAACCATCAATGAATCTACATTCGGGCCTGCGCTGTTAAGTTTAAAGATTACGTCAAACGATGTGTCGGCAGCCCACCCGGCATTAATGGTATCAGTAGCAAAAGCGTTGCTACTGTGAGAATGAGCAGAAGAATCAGTTCCTATGCGGACATAATTACTGCCACTTCCAGAGTTAAACTCAAGGAGAACAGCGTAATCTCCTGCAGTCGCAGAATAGGGGGCTTCAAAAGTAAGTTCAACAAACGCAAAAGTTCCCGTTAAGACTGATGCCAAAGTGCTGATACTGGTAGCCAAGATATCTCCTGTCGGCAAACCGCTTGTTCCCACGGTACCTGTAGCAGCGTATAACTTGGCCTTGATAATACTGTCTGTCGGCATGGTGCCAACCTTGTCCAAGTAAAAAGCAACGGACTGTATATCTTGATCGGCAGCCAACGTGAATGCGAATCCAACTTGTTCGTTGTTCGCAGAATACATCGATACCTGCGAATCCTTGTTGCTGCTTGCATAGGTATCTATGCTGTTTCCTGCTGCATGTCCAATGGCAACGGAATTGAATAATGTCCTTCCTCTTCGTTTAGACACCTCGCCATTTATCGCAACACGTGCGTTCTGCAGTTCAGTAGCATAATCCGAGGATATGTTACCTTCTCCGATAGCAATATCGAAAAGCCCCTTGTTATTACTCTCGAATACCTTTTGTCTTAATCCTGCCATTAACGTGCCACCGAATAGTTTTTACGAGTTAATGGGACAAACCTGACAGATCCCCTGTCTCTACCCAATAACTTTCTGAGTAGACTATTAGCCAATGCCATCTCACGATCCCTCTTGGCGAAATCCTGATCATACTCCGCATACTTGGCCTTAACCATGTGACGTATTACTACTTCCTGAAATGGTGTCGTGTCAGAGTCAGCACTTAAATCGGATAAATCCTTCGTGTACCAATATGTCATTAGCTTTCCGTTTTCGTCTGACGTTGGCACCGGGTCTACTTTTATCTGGTCTACCTGAGACGCATTCTTCCCCCAAGGAACCCACACGATTGGCCTTCCTGTATTACCCTGTATGACAAACTCTTGGAAATCCTGATTGTTTGCTACCTTGTAAACAAATGAGTTTCCATCATCCATATAAAATCGTTCACCCACAATTCTGGTCACGTTGGCATTGGATGCAAGCGTATAAGTTGAAGTCCCGGTAACCAAGGTAATCGTTCCCTGTTCCCTTAAGATCTGCCAGTTGTTCATTATGTTCAACTCTTGGATCGACTCATTAATGTAATCCAAGATACGTTGCTTAGCATCAGCAACCAGACTGGACGATGAGTCCAGACCCAAGTCACGTAATACAGGATCTCTTAGTGTAGTGAGAGACATTTTTTCTCCGTTATAGCTCTGATCGCTTCAGCCCAAAGCTTACTATTCTTGTTAACATTAAAGTGTTCATGAACATACTCCATAGCTGCCTTGCCGACAGATTCACGTAGCGAAGGATTTTCGACAAGCTTGTCTACCCAAAATTCAAACTCCTCTGTATTCGTGTACAAAAAACCATTGACACCGTGAATTATTAAGTTCGTGTAAGGCTCTACATCCTTGACAACACAAGGTATGCCTAACGCAGAATATTCAACCCACTTGATGGGGCTTTTATTTTGGTTGAATTTATTATCAGCCAAAGGAATAATTCCCATGTCTGCATTTAATAAAATCTGTTTATACGGATAAACCCTGATATCTACCCAGCCATGCTGTGTATATTTATCAGAATCTACTCCATGACACATTAGATCAGCTTGCTCAAATACGCCCCTAAAGTCGTACCCACAAATTTCAAACTTAACGCTCTTATGTTTTCTTAATATGTTTTTTAATTCAGAAGACACCCCATCCAAGTCTTCGTGATGAGAAGAACTGGTGATTCTAATGTTGTCGTCCTTCTCAAGCTTATACGGTTTCCAGATATTAAAGTCTAAAGAGTTGGGCAACACAACAACGTTATCGTTATACTCGCTATACACATCAGATAGCTTGGGGGTAGTGACAAAAACACCGTCTGCTTTTTCTAGAATCTTTTTCGACAGTTCTAGATTATTGGGATTAACATTAAAAACATCGTCATCGTGATCAATGATAACTTTCTTGGAAGGAGACATGTCCTTCATTACACTCACTAAGTGTAAAGCTTCCTCGTTTGTCGCACGAGGGAGAACAATAACATCACATGTTTGCAGCAACTGGAATAAATCATTATCCATGTTACTGCCTGATCCCCCAATGGCTACGTCAAAGTCATCTTCCCGATTCAAGAAAGATAAGGGTTGCTCTATCCTGTAAAAATCACAAGCTCCCCTGTCACGTATGATCCCGCAAACTTTTATGTATTCCATTCTTCGTTATTCTGGTTCAACTTCTCCAAGACATCTATATGCTTTTTAAGAACCTCTATTTGCGACTCAAGAATTACACACCTTGCACGCAATTTAGATTCGGCATCAGATTCCCTTGGAACCTCTTTAGTCTTTACAGTTGATTCACCACCATAAGTAGTTAACATTACTCCCCCGAAATATAACTCCTGATTGCATCTATAATATCCATTTGGTCTGGACGAAAACCGCCACCCTCTCTCATGTACTTCTGGTAACGTGGATCATTCATTAATTCGGGGAAAAGTCTCTCAAACACCAACCAATCACCCATTGGGCCAAACTTGGCATTCTCAAAACTTTCCCAATTACTACCAAGGGGTCTCCCCTCGTCTTGAAGCCAGCGGACAGTCCCTAAGTACCTATCCAGCAATTCTTCTGTTTGTTTCTCATCTAAACTACTTAGTATTTCCTGCTTCCAACCAAATATTTTCGGATCGAATGGGATTCCATCCCTTGTACTTGTAAGCTGATGAGTAGTTTCAGCAGCCATTAATGTTTTGAGTTTATCTAAATCACCCCCCGGATGTGCATACCGTCTGGCTTTTTGTAACTCTATTCGCAAAGCCTCTGGGTTGGGGGCATCTTCAGAACCAATGTGATATGTTTCAGACCATCCCTGTCCACTATCAAAATCTCCTAAACGAATTTCAACTGGGGATTTACCAAGTGACTTATCAATCCCCTTATATTGTTTACGCATTTCATTAAATGCTTGATTTGCGTAAGCCCTATTAACATCAGGATCAAGATTGCGGTCAGCAGTCTCAGTAAGCCATACAGGATTAAAATTAGCCATCAGAAATTCTGATTACAGGTTCTAAACTCAGGATGGTCAGAGAAGAAACGTTTGACTGCTTTCTTCATAGATTTCTGGTCACCATCGACTATGTCTTTATATTTTTCTTGCATGAGGAATACTGAAGGAATACTGCCAACCTTCCTCATTGTTCTTTCATCTGAAAAACCATTGTCGCTATAAGTACGAATATCCTTCGTCTCTCTTCCAACTGGGTCAGTATCCTGAATATGCTTTATACCCAGACTGCCCTTGGCGAAATCATTAGGCTTCGTATATTCTAAACGTGTAGCAAGCTGGTCTAACATGTCATCATTAATCATAATATTTTAAGGGGCTGGAATTTCAGGAGTGGCAATCCAACCGAAATGCCAACCCAAGCCAGCTACTATAGCAATAATTAATACGGTAACGCCAAAGTCATAAAGTTTCATAATACATATCCTCAAACAAAAAGAATGCAAGCAAGGGAGGGTTGCCCCTCCCATACTCATTTAGATTTATCAACTGGATTATGCAGTTGATGTGTTAAATACCGTTCCGCTGGCTTTCTCGTTATAAGAAACCAACGTCCACTCAGATTCAACCATCCCTCTTCGGGCTGATCCAACCTTTGCAAGTGGGGTATGCTTAACTGGACGTAGCATTGCTACAGACCACATATCCTTCTGTAATATACTGACAGCTTTTTCGGGCATATAACGATCAAGTATGATACGTTGCAGTCCGAAATCACTTTCGTATACATCAACCGAAAGCACTAACTTCTTAGCGAAGGACTCAATGTTTTTCGTTGAGCCTGCTGTGAACTCAGAAATCTTTCGTTTATTCCAACCGTGGGCATATGTCGTATCAGGATTTCCACCCTGAATGAATATCTCCTGCAACAGATCGTTGTAGAAAGCTTCAGTGATAACATTACCTCCCTTACTTTTCCCATTAGTTGTTAGCCAACCAGTTCCTGTACCACCTGTGGTATCATCACTGATTCCTCTAGAACCTCTTGCAGTCGTAGCAGAACCTGCTTCAGATTCTCCTTTTACAATCGCAACTTCCATGCCACGAGCGATATTCTTAAGAGCTTTGGCTAGTTGATA